TGCCCTGAAGAATCTGCGACATGGCGTCCATCGCTTCCTGACGCTTGGTCATGTAGGACGGTCCAGTCGTGACCATCACGTCGTACTTGCCGACAGACGGGTTGTAGATCTTTTCGACCACAACACCCATTTCATCCACAACTTTGCGGACTGGCATGGGCTGGTTGGGGTCAATACGAACGTTCTTGGTTTCGCCGTCAATCCCAATGATTCGCGCAATACGCTGCGTGTCGTAGATCTTGGGAATGAGGTCAACAAGTTGGCGCGTCACATAGCGGATGGCGCGAGCCAGGTTGTCAACGTAATGGTATGTGCCTGTGTCGCCTTGCCGTTCACGCGCCAAAATCGCCTTGCCGGACCTTTCGTTGGAGGTCGCGCCAATGCTGGAATCGTACTGCCCGGTGGCCGCCTTGATGTCCTCAGAAGCGCCCAATTTGGCCTGCAATAGGCCAGGGGAAGCCATCGGCGGAGCAGCACGCTGCGGCAGTGGCAACATGGCACCCTGCGCATCGGTCACGTCCGGATTGACCTCAAGATAGGGCCAATTGGTCGTATTGGCAGTCTTCCACTGCTGCTCGTAGCCCTCAAATTGGCCGCCGTAGCCAATGAACGGCGCCTTGGGCGCAAGAGCAAGCATTTCTGCTTCCTGACTGACCCAATAGTTGTACATCCGCTGGGCGTCCTTGGCATTACGCACAAGGCCCGAGATGTGCATCTGGCCGTCAACCTCAAACTCATTGCCGATTACGCGAACAACTGGGATCCACTTGCCCGCCCAATCGCGCTCTTCAAGAATCTCAAATCCGTTGGTTTTGCACCATTTAACGCTGCGACGATCGGCCTGGCGTTGCCGAATGATTGGAACCCCAGCCATAGCCATTTGCTCGGCTTCAGGCGATCCCTCAAAAGCAGTCATGCCGTTGGGGTACAGATTCAGCGTGGCCCGATTATGCTCAACGTAGAAATATTCCGCAATGCGAATTGTGTTCTGAGTAACCCACATTGCAAGGGTTTGATCGCCAACACCGGATGACATCAGTGTTGATACAGGAGAGGCGTTGGGGTAATCCCGTTGGTATTGTTCTTCCGTGATGTCTTCAGTAATGAAGCACCATTCTGCGTCGGCGCCACAAGGATCGTGAATATTCGGATCCATGTAGACCGAAAACGAGTTGCGAACGCGCTCAATGCGGATGTCCTGATCAAAGGACATTTCGTCGATGTAGTCAGTGAGGATACGAATGTATCCCTCACCAAACGTCACCTGGTTGTCGCAAGCCGTGTCGTAGGCAACGTCGGCATCTGAGATGTACTCAATATGCCGGACGATGCCGTCAAATATCTCTGCAACCTCAACATCAGCTTCATCGTTAGCAGGAATGACTTTTCCGGCGGGTCGGTTCTGCCGCTGGTCGTTGGTGACCTGACGAACGTGCTGCGGCAGTTTGTTGATGGTCAAACAGGGGCGGGCATTGATCGTCTGCCCCTGCACCGAGCCACGGGTAGCCAAGACATCCGCAGGCCACTGCCAATGGTTGTCAGGACTGCCTGCCATGAACCGGAGGTCATCCAGTTCATCCTCGCGGGAATCAGAATATGCTGCGATAGCGACTTTGAATCGCTGCCGCATCACATCCATCATCTTGTCTTTCTGCTTTGTCACTTGCGATTAAGCGCAGTGGATGATGGCAAAGTTGATGCCCACGGCCTCTGCCAGCGCACCAGCAGTCGTGTTGCGCAGCGTGATGGACGCAGTGCCGGCGCCAAGCGAGTCAACCCACAAGTTGTAAGAAGCAGCAGTTGCGCCAGCAGCAATGTTCAGAATCAGGATGTCATTGCTGCTTAGAAACGAGTTGTTGAACGTGAACGACACGTTCGTAGTCGCGCCGAGCGAAGCGTTGTTCATCGTGATGCGCCCGGCCGAGCGGTTCAGCGTCACCGCCGTGGACTTGCTGGTTGCCTGCGTCACGGTGCCCTGAGCGGCAGCGGTATAGCCCAACTGCGCGTCCGACAGAATCAAATCAGCGCCATTGATGTTCTGATCCTCATAGGCAACGCCAATGGGCTTGGTGAAGCTGGTCATACTGAAAACTCCTTCCTCTAATGTGCCATCCAGCCGGTGGAAACTGTTCCCCGCTCAAAGGCGCGGGAAGGTGTGGTCTTGCGGACATTATAGTCCCGATTTGCCACGGGATAGGCAAATGTCACGGCAATGGCGTCTGCTGCGTCCGGCGAGGCAAGACCGCGAGACTTCATGTCCTTTTTCGATTCCAACTGGATTGCTCCGGAGGAATCGATCAGTTTCCGAGGCCCGGTCAGATCTGCCTTTAATTGCCGGTCATCAGGCAAGGCGGCATTTCGCAACCATTCACGCATAGCGCCCCACATTTCGGAGCGCTTGTTTTTCCACATGACAGGGTTCTTGGCCTTCCAGCCAAAATTGACCCCACGAACTTTATACCGCTGCTCGTTCAAGCGGTCAAGAATGCCATACCCCAAGCCGCCTTCATCAATGACAACTAATGTTGGTTTGTATTCTTCAATAGCGTCGATAATGCGTCCCACGGTCTGCATGGTGTCTTCACCTGAGTACCGTTTGATTGCAATGATGTCGCGACCCTGGCGAACGGCAATTACGGTGGAGTCGAGTCCGCCGCGGGCCGGATCAATGCCAAGCACTATTGCGGCGTTCTCATCCTTCCATTTGGGGCGTTTCATGGCGTTATCGACCATCTGAGAAGTGATGAACTGGTCATCGCCGCTCTCAGGAAACTCACCGTACACCTCAACTCGGGCTTGTGGTGAGTCTTCGCCGTATTCCGCCAGAATTTGCGTGTAAACGGCCTTATCGGTGCCTTCAACATCAAGGGAATTGATGTTTTTGGTGTTCCAGAAGTCGCGTTTGCTGTTAAAGCACTGGAAAAAGTAGCCTTCCGGGCGACGCGGGTTGGAAAAGGCCAGCCAAAACCGGTGTGGCGTGTTTTCCGTAAAGAATCCTTGTGCAACGTCCCAAATTGGATCCGGAATACCACTGGATTCGTCAAAAATCAGCATGACACCGTCATGGTTGTGGACACCTGCATACGAATCGGGGTTTTCGGCAGACCACAAGCGGCCTTCCACCGACCAGTAACGTGTGCCTTTGCGCAAATCACGCTCAACCAGCTCCGAAACCCACTTGGCTGGGCTGACGCGAGTGGCAGAAATCTCCCACCAATGCGCGTTGATAGCCATGGCAAGCCACTTTGTGATTTCTGCCCATGTGACCGATCGCAACTGAGCTTCAGAATTGGCAGAAACAATCACAGTTGCGCCAATTCGAGTGGTCATCATCCACAGGATGAGCCAGGACACAAGTGCAGACTTGCCGATACCGCGTCCCGACGCGATTGCCATTCGAAACACGTCAAAATCAACCTTGCCTTCGTTGTTTTTGATGTGGGTTGCAATGTCGCGCAACACGTCGCGCTGCCATTTGCGAGGTCCAGCAAACCGCTCTAGCGGCGTTCCTTTCTCTCCCCACGGGAACGCGAACAAAACGAAAGCCAACGGATCATTGGATACGGCCGGGGACCACAGGCGGGTCATCAGCAGTTGTTCTTCCTGCGCTGTGTAGCGTGGTTCCTGCATTACGGCTTAGGCCTGTTCAGCAACGGGGCAATCAGATTGCGGGTAACGTCGCCAGAAATGCCATTACCAAGCACGGTTTTGGCAAGCGTTGGGCTATCAGGTACGGCAACATTGTCACCCAAACCCATCAGGCGGGCCATCATGCGGGGCGTAACTTCCTTTACCGTGCCATCAGGCATGATGATTCGGGGTTTTTCGTTTGCCGCTTTCAGTGTAGGTGCAACCTGCCCGGCATTGGAGGCCGCCCAGGTGCCACGAAATCCACTACCGCCCATTGTAATGATGGGCTTGCTAGGGTCCAAGCGACCGTTGGCAATCATTTCATTCAGCCGACGCCGTTCCACAGGCGGAATAGCAGAAACGGGCGCATTAGGCAGCAAATCTGACACTGCGCCAAACCAATCTTTGCCGCCGGTCTTGGGCGGCACAGGCGGCAACTCGCCTTCTCGCACGGCTCTCAGCAGCATTCGCTTGCGAGACTGCGGTGCGCCGTAGTCAGCGGCATCGTGAATGACCACATCCCACTTGTAACCCTTGCTGTCCAAGGCATCCGTGATGTGTTTGAACAAAGCCGTGTCAGCGTATTGCGGCACGTTTTCCACGGTCACAACAGGCGGCGTAGCCTCACGGATAACCCGAGCCACAGACTCTGCGCTTTGGCGGTCAAGGTCAGTAGCGCCGCGCATGGTTTTGGCGGCAGAAAAGTTCTTGCAAACAGGGCTGGCGTGAAACAGGTCAGGGTTAGCGTTTCGCAGTTCTTGAGGGTCTATATCCGTGACGCTACGGGCAGGGAAAGACGTACCGTGAGAAACATTGGCATGGGCGTTTATACGCGGGTCGTACTCTACCGCCATCACTCGTTTGTGCGGAGGCAATGCGCTTTCCATCGTGCCAGCACCTGAAAACCATGTGGCAACGCGAGGGGTTTTGTCTATATTTTTTACCCCATTCCTCTCAAGGATGGTCAAGTTCTGCTCCTCACCGGGGAACACGACAAAGTTGCGCGTGCCTTGTTTGCTAGTGCGGCTACCGGCGTCAAAGTATTTGATGCCCGGTATGCCTTGTTGACGTAGCAAATCAGAAGCTTTTTTGGCGCTTCCAAGCGAACCAGCAAGTTCTCTATACGCCTGTCCGCCGGTTGTTCTTGAAACAACATACGGATCTTGGAATCTAGGAAGCTTTGCAACGGCATCTTGAAATGCTTTGGGCTGCTCTGACAACGGCTTATCCCAGTCCAGCATCTGCTCAATCTTGGCGTCGGGCAAATCTACTTTGTACAGATTGCCGCGCATCTTGTCTGCGGCCGCCTTCAGTTCATCGGACAACTGAAATGCATCAGGCTCTCTGAACAAAGCGTTCAATGCCTGGCTAGGGTAGTCAAAACCCAACCAATCGTCATCGTTTAGCGCCTTGATCACCCTTGCCATGTCCGGCGGAGCAGTGCCGCTATTTGCCCACTCCAGCGCCTCATCAACATCGGCATTGTCAGGCATTTCTTTGCGAAACTTTTTGACCATCTCTCGATAGCTAAGATTGCCTCTGTATTCGCTGCCAACTGATGGAGTTTCTGCAAGATACAGTCCGTGTCCAAAAGCCTGGACGCCTTCTCCGGTCCCAATCTTTTCCGATCGGAAGCGACCCAGCGGCGCACCTTCTTCGGGTTCAAACGTATGCGGAGTGCCGTGATAGACATCAAGTTCTGACCTGATACCGCCCGGCTTCCTGCCAATCTTTGGCAAACCAAACGATCCGGCCGCTTGACCAAAAGCGTATGGGCTAGACATGGCGTTCTGTGCGCTTGCGCGAAGTGCATTGACTACCGCGCCAGGATTACTGGCAACGTCACGGGCAGCATTGACGAGATCCTGATACACGCCGCGAGGCCGCGTAGCGAGATCGTAGATGGCCTGCAAATCGCCCACACGCGCCTTGCCGGCGCCGTAGCTGTAACCGGTCACCAACTGATCGAAAAACTCTAGCGGCGTTATGCGCCGTCGAGGCGTAGGCACAACGCGCTGCTCCCAGCCCGGCTGCGGAACTACGTTGAACAGCGAATTCGGGTCTGCTTGAGGCGCAAAAGCGTTTCTCGGTGTTTGGGTCTTTGGCATTACGGCACCAACCACGGCGGATTGCCCGGAGTTCCTGCAAGAGGAAACATGGCGTGAAAAGGATAATTGTACGTTTCGCGCCACGGAACGTCATAACTCATAAGCGGATGACCCGCTTGAAGTTGCGCAGCGTCCATTAGATGCCGCGCTTGCACGGCGCGTGCCTCTGCTTCTCCGCCCAACAATCGGTATTTCTGATAATTGTTTAAGCTGGGAGCATTTGTTCTACGAATATTAAATGCGGACTGAGCAAGCAACGCATTTTTGTAGCCGGGTGTTTGACGCATAATATCACCGGCTTCTCGCTCAAGAATCCTAATTTGATGCCTCAACTGATCTTTTGTTTCGCGAGTACCTGCTACGACACGCATTCTTCTTTGCACGCTTTCAGCAACTTTTTGTGCCCATTTTGAATAAGCACCAGGATACTTTTGCGGATTTGGCGGCTTGCCAACGTTTTTTAGAATGTCCTTTCCTTCTCGCTTCCAAATAGCACCAGTTGCTCCCTGCATGGCGGCAGAGAACATATCTGGCGTAACTCGTCTGGAATGGACAAGGTTAAGCAATGCTGAATCCCAATCGTCTAAACTCTGCTCTCTTCTTCGCAGATCGGCAATCTGAGCGTTGATTTCATTAACACGAGGGACGTTGGGGAGTGCAGGCAAGCCTCTGACTCGATCAAGCTCAAGCGCGGCGTGCAGCCCTATGTCAGCAGTCATGGGTCCGCCACCAGACGTAAACCCTTCATACTGCTGAATCGCGTGCTGCATTTCGTGAACTAAAATGTGTTTTATTTTTTCCGGACTGTCAGAACCGACCTCAATCACGCCAGTCATTGGATTCTGAGATCCACTGTATGAGGCATTGCGATCAACTTTAACTTTGAGGTTTTTTAGCCATGGGTATGCGGCATACGCTTCTGGGTGATCAAGCAACTGACCAAGCGGCATTTCAAACTGCGCTGTTCCTCCGGGCAAGTTTAAGGTTGCAGAACGATCGCTAATTTCCTGGCGCAACTTATTGTCCGGAGCACGGTATGTTCCAGTCTGCTGCCAAGACTGGACCATGTTTTCCGGAGTGTCATAAGCGCCAAGTTCGTTCAGTTCAAACTCTGTTGCTTTTTGTTGATTCCAAGTTCTTGAAAGCGGCCCGGTAAAGATGTCACTGCGCACGGCAGGACGCTGCCGGAAAGCGTTACGGGGGTCGATGTACTCCCCCAACACCTCACCAGCAGCAGCAGGCGAGCTGCGAAACCTGTCCGCCTTGGCCTGCAAAGCGTCCATCACAATCTGCGGAATCTCAGTCGGACTGGTGCGGCTTACCCGCCTGGCCGTCTCTACAAGATCGGCATACACGCCAGCAGGACGGCGCTCACGAATCGACGTAGCCAAATCACGGGTCGCAATGCCAGGCAAAGCAAGCCCCATCAACGTGTTCAACCCCATCGACTTCAACAAACCGCCGGCAAACTCAGCATCGGCAGCAGTCGGCAAATACGCTACGCCACCCACGTTCGGCGGCAACATCATCGGCAAATCAGCGTCCTTCTGCCGCGGCTTGCGGCCAGACGGAGGCATTACCCAATCCCCGCGAACGGCTGCGTCTGCTCCATGTACGGCGTGAACCTCTCAGCACGGCGAGCACCATACCGCCGCCGCGGCTGATAAACACCCGGCATCACACCGGAATACATCATCGGGTCGCCACCATACTGCGGCATCCCCATAAACCCAGGCCCAACAGGCGCAAACTGCGGCATCTGCTGCTGATAGTTGATGGACGGCGCACCGCCACCATAAGCACCACTATCCGCCTGAAACCCCCGCTTGTACGCCGGAGTCGCAAAGTAGTTCCGGTTTACCGGATTGAATGCGTTGTACATCCGACACCTCCAATACCCTTCGACCAGCAGCCTCCAACGCCGCCGTAATGCTGATCTGTTGCTTTACATCAATGCTGACTTCCTGCCGCGCACTCCAATCATGCTTGTGACGCAAAACCTCCAACGCCATCTTCGCATCACCATCACGCGCCGCACCCATCACTACACCAGACATCTCCATCTCAGCGTCCGCACGGCCCTTCATCACCGCCAAATCCGCTAACGGATCCATCTGACACAACCGACGCATCTCAACAGGCAACATCCCAGCCGCTAACGCTAACGCATCACCCTCCAACCCACGCCTAGACGCCTCATACAAAGCATCCAACAAACCCTCGTCAGCCTTCAACTCCCGAGGAACCACAGGCAAAGAACGGTAAATCGCAAGCGTCATGGACGGACAATAGCAAAAAAATAAAAATTGTTCACGGGGTCAACGTTACAGTACCGTCCTGGCCGCGGGCCCTGCCGGGGGCCAGCTTGGGCAGCTTTGCGTGCAGCTCCGCGGGCCCAGCTCCCGTTCGGGTTTGCGAATTTCCGTTCGGGTCTGCAAGTTTGCGGGTGCGGGTGCGGGTGCCGGGTGCCGGGGATGCCAGGCGGTGCAGGCGACAACCCACAATGCGCATTGTGGACCGATCTGTAGAATGGGCGCCCATTGTCGCCATTGTCACCGGCTCAAACTTACCTATTCACGGCCACCTTCGCGTAAACCTAAACGCGTGACAATCGCAGCAACAATAAAGCTTGCAAAGCATGGGAACATCCGCAACAATGATTGTTGCCGGCGGGTGCCGGTGTTAGCTATTAGGGTGCAATGATGGATAGTCGCATTGTGAATTTTCTGGCCGAATACCGGCCCGAGTCACGGCCGCAATGGTACGGGCCGGCCGACAAGCAATCGGTACTAGAGTACTTTGTGCGGGAATTGGGCCCTTACCTATTGGCGACGGAAGACGGCCTGCGGATGCTGCACGACTACGCGGATGCCATGCATGGGATGCCGCTGCGCAGCGAGTGCGGCCGCGATTGCAGGCGATTGATTGATGCATGGGAATGCGTCTTGAGTTTGCGGTA